AGTTTGGTTTGCCGCAGCACTTATCCAGCCTGTTTCGGTGGAAGCCAGAAGTTAATGTGACGGCATGGAAGTCAGCCGACCCATTAATTATTGATACTTTGCAGGACGCTATTACGACCACCAACGGTCGCCCATCTTTCACAATCATTAAGGAATAATCATCATGGCACAGTTACTCGAAACTTTCAGCGTTGACTCGCTGCCCACACCCACCAACAACTTTGAGCCTTTGCCTGCTGGCTGGTACACAGCAGTGGTGAACGGTGCGGAGATCAAAAACACCAAGGCAGGCACGGGTCAGTACATTGCTGTGCGGTATGACATCACGGGACCAAGCCACCAAGGGCGTGTGGTGTTTGGTAACTTGAACATCAAGAACCCAAACCCCAAGGCTGAGGAGATCGGTCGCCAGCAGTTGGGTGAGCTTATGCGAGCAATTGGTTTGACAACTGTGCAAGATACTGATCAATTGATTGGTGGACAGTTAAGCATTAAGTTGGATGTGCGTGAGTCCGAGCAGTATGGCGCATCGAACGACGTCAAGGGCTACAAGTCTAACGGCGCTGCGCCACCAGTAGCAGCCAAAGCACCGGCAGCAGCTAAGGCAAGTCCTCCTTGGGTTAAGAGTAAGTAAAAAAAATGCCCCTGAACATAAGTTCGGGGGCAAATAAACCAAGGAGAGATACCATGAAGATACCAGAGTCAGAATACACGATTGAGGCACTGATTGACAAGCACCATAAATCAATTCAAGGTGGTGCCCGACCCCACATGGGCGCTAGCGTACTGGGGCATCCCTGCGATCGGTGGCTATGGCTATCGTTCAGAATGGCGGTGGTCGAGAAATTCCCAGGGCGCATCCTGCGCCTGTTCAGGCGTGGTCAGACTGAGGAGGCACAGGTTGTGTCAGACCTACGCGCCATTGGTATGAGTGTGCAAAAGACCGGTGCTAACCAGAGTCGGGTGGACTTCGGGTGCCATGTCTCTGGCAGCATTGACGGCATCATTGAATCTGGTGTGCCAGAAGCACCCAAAACACCCCATGTGCTGGAGATCAAGACACATGGCAAGAAGTCGTTTGAAAGCTTACTTAAAGACGGTGTTGAGAAGTCAAAACCTATGCATTATGTGCAGATGCAGATGTATATGGCTGGAATTAAGACAGATCGGGCGCTATATGTTGCAATTTGCAAGGATGACGACCGTATCTATACCGAGCGGGTCAAGCTTGATAAGGCGGTCGCCAACAAGGGCGTGGAGCGTGGCCATCGCTTGGTCAAGGCTGATCGTATGCCACCACCCATCAGCACCGATCCTACATGGTTTGAGTGCCGTTTCTGTGCGGCGCATGAGTTTTGCCATAAGACTAAGTTGACTAAAGAAGTTAACTGTCGGACTTGTACTTACAGTAGTGCCAATGAAGACGGCACTTGGTCTTGTTTAGAGTACAACGTCAAACTAAGTTTTGAGAATCAAAAGGCTGGCTGCGAGGCGCACGTTCTGCACCCTGATCTAGTACCGTGGAAGGTCAAGATTTTGGGCGATGACGTTATCTGGATCACGCCAGAAGGTGAGATTAGTAATGGCATTAAAGGTCCGGATGTCTTTTCCAGCCGCGAGATTGTGGCCAATCACAAAGCCTGTGCAAGTTCTGATGAGTTCATCAAGACCTTGCGTAAAGACTTTGGTGCGGAGATATTTTGATGTTGCGTGACTACCAACAACGCGCCATCGAACAGCTATACGCGTGGTTTCACAAGAACCAAACCGGCAACCCGTGCTTGGTCCTGCCAACTGGGTCGGGGAAGAGCCACATCGTGGCGGCGCTGTGTAAGGACGCGCTGCAATCTTGGCCAAAAACAAAAATTCTTATGTTGACTCATGTTAAGGAATTGATTGTCCAGAATGCAGAGAAAATGAGACTCCATTGGAAGGGAGCACCTTTGGGTATTTATAGCGCAGGGATCGGCAAGCGTCAACTAGGTGAGCCAATTACTTTTGCTGGCATCCAGTCAGTTAGAAGTAAGGCAGCTTTGCTTGGTCACATTGATTTGGTGATTGTGGATGAGTGTCACCTAGTGAGCCATAAGGACGAGGGCGGATATCGCACCCTTTTAAACGACCTACAAGCGATTAATCCTGGTCTTAGGGTGGTAGGCTTAACCGCCACGCCTTATCGCCTTGGGCACGGTTTAATCACGGATAAACCGGCATTGTTCGATGCGTTGATTGAGCCGGTCAGTATTGAGGAGTTGGTTTATAAAAAATATTTAGCGACCTTGCGTAGCAAAACCACGTCCGAGCGCTTTGACGTGTCGGGTGTACACAAGCGTGGTGGCGAGTACATTGAGTCCGAGTTGCAGGCGGCAGTGGACACCATAGCCAAAAACTTGGTGGTGGTGCGTGAGGTCATCAAGCTTGCCTGTGATAGAAAGGCTTGGTTGTTCTTTTGCGCTGGTGTCAAACACGCACAAAACGTGTGCCAAGAGTTAATCAATCAGGGCGTGACCGCAGCGTGTGTGACCGGTGAAACACCCAAGGCAGAGCGTGACAGGATACTGACCGAGTTTAAGGCTGGGCGCATTCGTGCGCTAACAAACGCCAATGTGTTAACCACAGGATTTGACTATCCGGATATAGACCTGATCGCTATGCTGCGCCCAACCATGAGCGCATCGCTCTATGTCCAAATGGCAGGGCGTGGTATGCGTCCCAAGAGCCACACCGACCATTGCTTGGTGCTCGACTTTGCGGGGGTAGTCGAGACGCATGGTCCAATCACCAACGTGCAACCACCAAAGAAGGGTGGCTCAGGTGAGGGCGAGATACCGGTCAAGGTGTGCGATGAGTGCCATGAGATTGTGCATATTTCTGCCAAGGTCTGTCCGAATTGTGGCCACGCATTCCCACCGCCAGAAGAAAAGAAGTTGGTGCTACGCCATGACGACATCATGGGGCTAGATGGTATGGATATGCCGGTCACCGATTGGCACTGGCGCAAGCACGTTAGCCGTGCCAGTGGTAACGAAATGATTGCTGTCACTTACTATGGTGGCTTGACTGACCCGCCAATTACTGAGTATCTGCCAATATTAAATCAGGGTTATGCTGGGCAAAAAGCTATGCAGTTGTTGCATGACATAGGTTTTTTATCAGACGCTGTGTTGTCGGGCATTAACCAAGCGCAGTCACCTATTGATTATCTAGTGGTGCAAATGAACCAAGCCATACCGCCAAAATTTATATCCTATAAGCGTGATGGCAAATTTTATAGGGTAGGTAAAAGAATATGGTAGCCATCTCAGAACACATGGAACAAGCCCACCTTATCATGTGGTTTCGCCGCACCTATCCGGATACATTAATCTTTGCTATCCCCAACGGGGGACTGCGCTCCAAGACACAAGCCATGAAGCTAAAGGTCGAGGGCGTGGTGCCTGGCATCCCAGACTTGTTTGTACCGGCGTGGAAGTTGTGGATTGAGATGAAGAAGGTCAAGGGTGGCAAGATATCGCCTGAGCAACAAGGCATGATTGATTATTTACAAAGTGTTGGTTACCATGTTATTGTGGGACTTGGTGCTGAGGATGCCAAGGCACAAATACTGGAGAATAGAAATGATCGAACCTAAAGATAGATTTGTCACCATCCGTATGCCGATTGAGATATTTAAAATTGTGAAGGCGCAGGCCGATAGCCAGACACGCTCAATTAGCAGACAGATTGTTCACTTGATTAAGACTGCGTTGGAGAATGAAAAATGACCAAAGACATCTTATTCAGTTTGTGGTACGACAGCTTGGAGGGTACCAAGTCACAAGGGTTTGCATACCGAGCTTGGTGCGCGGGGTGGGATGCAGCAAAGAAACCAATCAAGTGTGAATGCATCAGCCCAGAGCGTTGTGAGTTGTATGACCGTTGCTTGAAAGGAGAGAAGGGATGAACGTTGAAGAAATATTCCAACAAGTGATGAATGAGAATTGCAAAGATCCATTGCATCGCTTTGCCGAGCTGGTGCGCCAAGATGAGCGTGAACGTATATGGGTCGGGCTGACTGACGAGGAGATTGCAGAAGGCGTAAAACAAAGCTGGGTGACAGAACAGGCTTTTCAGTCTGCCGTGTGGTGGGCAGAAGCCAAGCTAAAGGAGAAGAACACATGAGCTACATCGTCTCATCACTCCCGCCGCTTAAGTGCTTTGTACGGCGTGAGTTCTTGTATAACTTTACCAAAGGTCACGGCGAGTTTGAGCCTGCTATCTGGGTCAGCATCAAAGCGCTTAGGGGTCAGGTCTTTCGCATAGAGAGCCTGTTGCCAAACTACGGTGCTCTGTACGACAAGCTGCCAATACACGCCTATGTCTGGCATACCGATAGCCCGTCAAACTTACCCATCGACACGCTACAACTGTGGGACTGCATGGGGTACAGGTTTACAGTCATTGAAAAGATTGGCCTGCGCAACTTGGGCGTTAAGTTTTTGGCTAAAGATAAGACGTGGCAGTTTGGCACTTACCTATTCACCGTAGACTTTTGCGCGGATGGGCAAGACTTGGATACGGGTTTTACCGAACAGGCAGAAGAACACAAATCGTTTAACTTTATACGTCTTGATAACGGACAGTTTGCTTGCCAGCCAAACAACCGGTGCCTATGGTACGACCAAAGCCTAATACCAAGCGAAACAAAATTCCCTGACTTTCAAGCAGCACAATCATTCTGGACGGTAGATGGCACCCGCAAATGGAGTGCGGATGACAATTGGTTTTATAACATTGAGGAGAAAAACACATGATCACCCCCAAACAAGAGCAAGTTCTCGAAATCCTCGCAACCAGAGAAAACATGACCGCTGCTGAGATTGCTAAAGAAATGAAGATGGTGGCTACTGCCGTTGCAGCGCACCTACGACGCCTAGAGGAGGCTGGGCATATTTATGTGTGCGAGTGGCGAAGTGGTAAGTACGGCGTCCCTACGAAGGCTTATAGGTACGGCAAAGGTGATTCTGTTGAGTTTGTTGGCAAACGTAAGGCGCCAAACAAAAAGGTTAAAGACACCGTAGTCACTGAGAAGATAGAGATTGACACACCCAGACCAGACTACGCATCAGCATGGCTATTTCACGAACCAAGGGTAGAACTGCTAGGAGCAAAGTATGAGTGAAGAGAGAACAATTGAAGATTACTTAAGCAAACAGGGAGGCTATGCACACCCCATGCCTGAAAAAACAATTCAGCAAATAACGGAAGAATCATTAAAGATTATTGCTGATGGGATGGGTATTGATTTTAAAAAAGACCCCATCAATAACCCGCCACATTACAACAAAGGAAAAGTAGAGTGCATTGACGCAATTGAATCAGCAGTAAGCGATTTGCATGGCATTGAGGCGGTTTGCACCGCTAACGCTATCAAATATTTATATCGTTGGAAAGCCAAAGACGGTGTTGAGTCTTTGAAAAAAGCGCGGTGGTATTTAGATAGACTTATAAATACTTTGGAGGATAAATGAAGAAAAAAGAAAAGATAATTCCGTTTGAACAGGTTTCTTACAAGTTACCACCAGCACTAAAACTAGCAGCAGAAAAAGCTAAGAAACAACAACCCGAATTAATCGCCATCTCAGGGAAAATACGCTATGTCAACCACGAATGAAGTATGCGTTTGCGAACACATTATCCTGTGTGACACACACGACCGTTGCATGAAGAAACTATCATGCCCTTTAGTTGATGATCCAACATTCGTCTACGTCCCTGCAGCGTCTACCGACGTGCAAAAGACGTGGCTTAAGTTTGGTTGGAGCCCACCATCTCAAGCGCAGCCTTACGGACGTGCTTAACACGGTTCATCCAACCGACGCCGTAGACGTCAAAGTTTGACAACCCACGATAGAAGTCGATCTTGGCTTCTGAGAACTTATCAATAAGTTCGGTTGGAGAATAGACGGCTACGGCACCTAGCGTGATCGGTCCGATCATGCCATCGGCAGGCACACCTACAGCGGTCTGTAGAAGCTTGGCCGAGCGACCAGGCCCCGCATTTACAGCAAAATCAAACACGAGATAATCAATACCGAGAGGTAAAGCACTACCTCGCACGGCGTCCCAAAATTTCCGCTTGTAAAATGGTTCAACATCCGCCGCAGTAAGTTTACGCATTTGTTCATGTGTGACCTCATGTCCGAGCCATTGTTCCCAGTTGTATTG